GTTGAAGGGCATGTTGTTAGCGAAGGGGATAGTGTCGACGGCATTTCTCTCGATCACGTCGTTCAAGTTGGTCCCGCGCATGATAACTTGGTACGCGAGGTACACATGCATGCCAAGGAAGACCGTGAAATTGCAGGTCGCGGCGGCGGCACAGATCAGTTTAAGGAAGTTGCTTTCATCAACCCTCACGTTCACAAGCGTTCCGACACTCCAACGTATTTTCATTCCGTTGAGAAGCGTTTAAAGACTCGTACCGCTGCCAACAACATTGCCCGAATGAAAGCCTGTCCCCGCAAGGATTTGTGCGAAGAGTACGACAGGCTTATTCCGAATCCACCTCAGTGGACAGCGCTGAAGTTTGAGCAATATTGCGAGCGCACCGTTCGTGAGTATTGCAGCAAGCGAGCTCAGAATGTAGTGCTGGACAAGTTAAGTTCTCATGACCCTGATCGAACCGGTTCTGATATTCGGATCTCATTGAAAGGACAGATAATCAAAAAGGACGAAAAGCGGGACAAGAAGGAGGCCATACCGGGCCAACTCATCCATGAGTATGACATCAAGCAAACGCTTGGTGATGGTCCATTCGCCTTATTCCTGGAGGATGAGATCATATCAGCATTTCCGAGCAATTTCCTCTTTTACCGACGCATGAACCCTGAGGAGTTCATTATTGCGTACTCAAAGACGTGGCGTGTGGGGAATGGTGTTCACACTTCCGACGTCACGCGTTGGGATGTCGGTTGTGACGCCGGGGTCCTGAATTTTGACTTGCACGTCATGATGAGATCGGGCTTCCCAGGTTGGTATATGGCCGAATATGCCGAACGGCGCCTAAATGCCAGGAGCCAGCATGGTCCCATGGGTACCATGCAAAATTCTGGTGACAGGTATACCTGGGCGTTAAATAGCTTGAGGCGGGCAGTTGTAGCCTCACTGATCAATCATGTCACTCCTGAAGACACTGTTGCCATCAATGGTGACGATGAGGCAATCGACCGTTACTGCGATTCTGACGAGTTTCCGGATTCTCCGTGGGAGTTCAAGAATTTGAACGGCACCGTTGGTGAGTTCAGCGGTTTCACCTTAGGCGGCGCCATACCGGAATATTCTGCTCGCGGCATTCAGTACCGGACCATGATTCTCGAGTCCAGGGACCCCACTGCCCAGAATAAATGGCTGAATTACCTTGGGCTCCTTAAACATGCCGACCACTCAACAGTTGAGGCCATGGACGTCGCTTCTTCTGCCCACGCTCATATGCATCCGGATTTGTTTCGTGAGGCGTTGCCTGAGGCAATGCGTGGCATGTTCCCTGATGTGTTTCCTTGCGATTAGTTCGCGTGCATTTTCTGCGGTGCGCGCTCGAAAATAGCGCTGCGCTTTAGCGCACTTTACACTCATTTGGTTTGTCTGTTTTACTTCACTTTGCTTCACTATTCTTTCCTGCTTTTCTGTTCTCACTTTTCTGCGGTGCGCGCTCGAAAATAGCGCTGCGCTTTAGCGCACTTTACACTCATTTGGTTTGTCTGTTTTACTTCACTTTGCTTCACTATTCTTTCCTGCTTTTCTGTTCT